CAGGTGTTTTTCATAAGTGATGTCATATTTTTTTAACTTCTCTGCTCTGAGTCTTCCAATGTATTGAGCAACCAAAGGATACAAAGATGGGTTCTGTAATTTGCTAGCTGATACATAAGCTGAGTTTGGATCATAACCTGCTTCAATAGCACATTCAGAATCAGTCTTTCGACCTTCTTGTGACACTATTAAATTCGCAAATTTAATTTGTTTTTCTGTAAGTCTTTTTGGTACTCCCATGCTTGCAATATAAATTATTTTTGGTATATGTTCAAGTAATGGTATCAGGAAAGCTATTAAGACAGGCCCTAGATAAGTTTTTAAAATCACCGGTAGCCCAAGAGGCTAGAGTACAGGTATGTTTGCCTGACGGAAAATATTACGACATCAAGGACATTAAATTAATGGAAAACAAAATACTTGGCGTGCGTGAGACTCATAGATTGGTGATGACTTTGTATTCCTCAAGATGGAATATGGGTGAAGTAATCAAAAAAATTGATTAGCCAGAAAGCGACTCACTTAGCCTAAAAAATGATTAAGGGAGAGACTAAATTTTGGCATGAAATTAAGGCGTTCAATATTAAAAATAATTGCGAATTATCATTTACACGCTTGGAAAATAGTGCTGCACACGGGACTCCTGATCTATTGGTTTATAATACTTCTGGTCACTTTTTCACTATAGAATTAAAACTAAATTTGGCTAAAAAAATTCGGTTCTCTCCACACCAAATTGGCTTCCATATCAAGCACCCACACAACAGTTTCATCATGGCCAAGGGCCTCTGTCAGACAGACATAAAACTTTATGAAGGGTCCAAGATCCGTGATCTTGTAAACGGTAATGCCGAACCGTGTGCCACGGGCATGATGTCAAGCTTTAAATTTCTACAAAAGGTTTAGCGTCCTACATATTATAGGACTAAAGTCAACGGACAAAGTGTCGCGGCCCCAGAGAAGAGCTTGTGGGCGGGACCCACCCTTTTTATTTTTTCGTTTCACGTGAAACATGCACCTGTGACCTGTGGCCTGTGGCCTCGGCTTGCGGACTGTGGTGCGTGCTTGTGGGCGGGACCCACCCTTATTTTTTATTCCTGCTTGTTAGCTTCAAGGATGTCAGTGTAGGGTACCGATTCATCTATAGCTTGTTGCTTGAGGGCTGGTGGAATACTACCAGCCCTCTTGTTCCTGTTTAGGAATTTTTCACACTTGCGGACGTAGGCCTTAGACAGCAGCCTGTGATCGCAAATGAAATAGTTTAATAGATTATTATGTTTAGATCTAATGCTTGCCATAACTAATATTTTTAATTTTTGGGTTCCAGCATTTTCTACAATCTAAACATTTGCCGCCCTGCTTTGGCGCTGGACAGCTAGGTTTTTTTGTAACTACCGTTGAAGTGTTCGGCCAGCTTTTAATACCAGGCTGATTGATCATACTTGAAGACAATCTAATTACCAGGTTAGCTGGTTTTTCCTTCAGGTACGGCTTTATCCATGCTTCTTTAGTCGGCATCCAATGACGCTTAGTCGGCGTCTGTCTACAGACTTCAAAAATTTTTCGAAGGTGTTCTAGGTCTTGAACATCGCCTGAGTCATGCCATCTAAAAACATCCGACTTTTTAGAATTGATTAAAGTTACCATTGCATAGACCCAAAGCTTTTTCTTCAAGGCCTTCAGCCTTCTATACTGAGCATCTTGAACAACCTTGAAAACATAGCAGCCTTTTAACGCGTAGCAGGTACTGCAAACTGAGTCAGGAATTAATCGTAACTTGCTGCCGGTGTCACACTCGGCAGCTGGTATACCAATTGCCCATCCGGGCATCTTGCCGGGCTTGCTAAGGCCGCCGACTAGGGCCCATGCTTTTTTAGTATTCATGAGTTGACCTCGAAGTCTTCAACGTCCCATCCTTCACAAAGTGACGAGTGATCAACATCAGGCGACGTTGTCCAGGTCGTCTCTTTGCCGTTTTTATCTGTTGTAATAAAAGTAATTTTATCAACCATTAAAGTTGATAATTCTTGAGTTGTCATTTTTCGCATTCTGTATTCCTTTCTTTTTCTTCTCTTTCATATTCTTGACAGATTTTTTTATATTCATCTGTCTTTTTATAATCTTCAATTTGTTTATTAAGTTCTTTTAAAAACAACTCTAAACTTTTTAAATAATTATTTTTCATGTATTCCTTTCGTTTCCTTCATATAGGATATTATGGCATAAGATGCAAGGGCAGCAGCTCAAAATAAATAAAATTTTTTTCTTGACATATCCTAGAATTTCCTATATAATATTCCGCCGCAGAGAAGAGCGTGTGGGCGGGACCCACCCTGAGCTTGCAGCCTGTGGTTAGTGCTTGTGGGCGGGACCCACCCTAAAAAATAAAAACTTAAAAAAAGGCTTGACCTGTTGCCTCGAGTACCTACCCATTCCTCGACATTTTAACGGTAGAATTAACAACAGGTTCCATGCCCGAGCGCGTTGCTCGATCGATTGTGCCGATCCCAGGTTCAACTTCGTATTGCGGTGATCAACCCGCGATTGTCCATTGAACCAGGGATCAGCAGGGGCGATTGCTCGCCCCTAGCCTAAGCTTAAGCTGGTAAGTTAACCGATCTCAACTTACCGAAGTCTTTGGGTAACATGTCTAAAAAAACAAAGCTACCATTTTCCAACCCAACCTGGCAACGAACTTCTGCGCCATCATTGTGCGGGATCGATAAAACGATTGGATACAATTTCATTGCATCAAAGTTCCAGACTTTTATGTCTGATCCTCTGTTCAACTTTAATCGTCTAGCTTTAGTAACAAGCTTTTCGAAAGTTGACCAATCCATGAATTTAAATTTATTCATAATTACACTATATAGGTTATTATAGGATAATCAAGCACTAATGTGTCCATTCTGGGTTTTATCAGAGAAGAGCATGTGGGCGGGGCCCACCCATATAAAAAAAATAAAAATAAATGTTTTTTAGGGGTTGACTATATCCTATAATAACCTATAAGAATATTTATAACTTAACAATGAAAGGAATACAGTTATGAAACCAATAAGAAGTAATGAACTTGAATTCTTTAAAGAATTAATTAAAGACAAGTTTTATGATAAGCAAGAACAAATCAATTCAGAAATACATTTTGAAGCTGATAAACTTGCTGAAAAAAAGAAATCAACTTTTGCTAAAGAGTGTGGAGTTGATAAAGACCTCAAGCAACTTAATAAAGTTAATGAGGAATATTTAAACTTTATTAGAACTAAAAAAATAGTTGAAGAGAAGCTATTAGATAAGGTTAATCAAATGGCTAATACTATTTCTAATAGACTTGATAGATTGGCAAAAGCGCGTCAATGGGACACTGGGTTCTCTTCTTTTAATGCTAAAGAAGACGGTGTTGAATACTTTACGAATAAACTTGATGAGGTTTGTTATCAAGAAGCTAAAGAGCATATTAAAAAAGGACATAAACTTTATCATGCTCTAAAAGAAAAAAGAGATAATTGTAAAGTTATTGTCCACACTGGAAGTGATATCAATTCCACTGTTAAGACATTGCAAAAAGAAATGGCAAGTGCAGATATAAGACTTGCTATTCCAGATCAGCTGTTGCAAATCGCGGTAAAATAATTATGGAATTATTTTTTATAATTGGGTTGCTTGCAATCGTTGGTTTTGGCCTGTGGTCAATGCGTGAAACTAATAAATTTGTTGATGAGCAAAATAGACAAATTAGATTACAACGTGCTTTTGATCGTATTGATAAGATCGCAAAACAAAAACAAATGGAGTTTAAATTTGATAAATAAATAATAACTTGTGGCGTGTGATTAACACACACACGCCACACTAGAAAAAATAGAGAAGAGCATGTGGGCGGGGCCCACCCTAAAAAAAGAAAAAAATGTGTTGCATAAAAGACACACTTTAAAAAAAATGTGGATAACTTTAATTTAGTGTTGGACATTATAGGATTGCTGTGCATAATGGGTTTTATGTTATTTATTCTAATTTGGTGAAATAAATAACTAGATCCAGGGGTTACCCAAATCATACCCCTGGATCTCAACTTAACGAAAGGAATACGATGTTAATAGTACACTACGAAAACTTGAAACACTTTGATAAAGGTTTCAAAAAAGACGACCACAAAAAACAAGCTGACACTTTGGGTTGGTTGATGATGTCAGTTGGTGTTTTTGAAATTACAGAAAAGACTGTCGATGAAATACTTTTCAGAACTAAATATTTAGATTTCTGTTGGGGTGATAGATCTTACTTTGTTGGTGATCCAAGTAACTCGGATCTTCGACAGCTATTTAAAAATCACATTGGTTTGAAAATAGAAATTACTAACCGAGGAATACAAAAAGAATGTACTCGACATAAGTTTATGGTTAGGCATTTAAGTACAGTTGTAGAAAGGATTGAAAAACAAATGAACAACTAGCTTCGTTAAGGAAAAATGGCCATGCAGTTTTTGCATGGCCTATCCTACATTATCCTATGCATAAACTGCATAGCTCATAGAGAAGAGCATGTGGGCGGGACCCACCCAAA